ACCCTATATATCTTAAAGGTTTGGACGAACTGGCGCGGACTGGCCACGATATGCCGCGATTATTAACGACCACTGCCAGCGGTCAAAAATCGGCTGTAATCGAAATTGGGGATTTTGCGAAAGAGGTACTAGGCGTAGACCTAATGCCCTGGCAACTCAACATTTTGCATGGTTTAACGTCTATGGATAGCAACGGCAACTACTTGCACCGTGTCGGCCTGTTCAGTGTCGCTCGACAAAATGGCAAAACAGTATTGTTGGCCGCGTTGATTGGCCACTGGTTGACTACCCAGGGTAAAGCGCGCGGCCAGGCGCAAACCGTTATTAGCGTTGCGCACAAACTCGATTTAGCAACCGCGCTATTTAAATATCTAGCGCCAGTATTAGAAAGCAAATTTGGCGCGCATATTTCATGGTCTTACGGGCGCATGGTTTTAACAATGCCGGATAATAGCGTATGGTTCCCACGTGCCGCTACGCCTGCAGCCGGTCACGGGTACAGCGTCGACTTAGTAGTATGCGACGAGGTTTGGGATATTTCGGAAGCGGCCATAGACGAAGGTTTATTACCTTCGCAACGTGCCCGCAAAAATCCTTTATTTATTATGGCGTCTACAGCTGGTTCGCAAGACAGCAAGGCGCTTTTGCGTTGGCGTGAACAGGGGTTACGCGCTATAGATAGCGGCGAACAAACTAAATTATATTTTGCCGAATACAGCCCGCCGCCGTCTATGGATTTGATGACGCCCGCCGCCTGGGCATACGCAAATCCCGCGCTAGGCCATACCTTAGAAATGGAAGTAATCGAGGCAGAAAGCGAAACGCCAAACCGTAACGCGTTTTTAAGGGCGTCGGTTAACACCTGGACAGCAACACAAAACGGCTGGTTAGAAATGGGCGTATTTGAGGCGCTGCAATCCAACGAACCCATACCACCTGGGGGCGTGTTAGCTATTGAAGTAGACAACGAAGGCGCGTTATATGTTGGCGTTAGGGCCGTACAAGTAGGACTAAAAACGGCGGTAACAGTTGCGTTTGTTGCTAACACCCTTGCCGAAACGTGGCGCCTAGTTGAAGTTGAAATAGCGTTAGCGCCAACGTTGCGCGTAGCAATAACGCCAGGCCTAGAAATACATTTACCGCCAAATATGGAACGACGAAAAACAATAGTTGGCTACCGCGAATTATTGCGTTGGACTAGTCCGGTTAAAAATATGATTATAGAAAACCGTATTTACCACCACGGCGAAAACCAGTTAATAGAACACGTCGAGCGCGCCGTACTTATTAAACACCAAGGCAGCGTAGCGCTATCGTCGACCCGTAGCCCTGGGCCTATCACGTTGGCGCGTTGCATGGTTTGGGCTGCCGCGTTAGCGTCTAAACCGCAGCTGGTAGGCAAACCGTTAGTAGTGACCGTAAACCGCTAATGTTGCGTTGGCACTACCTACGTAGGCTTACCTTTCGTCGGGAAAGAATAGACCGCTTCAACCGTGGGTAGTGCCACCAAACTTTTATTAGATATGGCAGACTAAACGCATGGCGTTATTTAACAAGGTCAACAAGGCCGCTATCGGTACCACGGTTAAAGCGGCTGCAGCTGGTTCAAATGTTGGCGCGTCACAATTAGACAATTTCTACGCTTTTACACAGGGGGCTACAAGGCAACGCGCTATGGCGGTACCGGCTATTACTAGGGCGCGCGATTTATTGGCGTCAGTTATTGGTTGTACGCCGCTTTCACTTTATAACGAAATGTTTAACCCTATTAGCGGCGAGCTTGAACAAATTAAAATTGCCCCGCGCGCATGGCTACGACAGTTAGACCCGTCGCTTCCAAATAGCACAACGCTTGCATGGTTATTTGACGATTTATTTTTTACGCAGCGGGCTTTTTTATATGTAACTGAAAGGAGTTCCGACGGGTTTCCTAAGTCGTTTCAACGTATGCCTAGCGCTATGGTTTTAACACAAGACCAAGCTGGCCCTGTATTTTTTGCGCCGTCTAAACAAATTATGTTTAGCGGTTTACCTATTGACCACCGCGACGTCGTGCAATTTATAAGCCCTATTCAAGGTTTACTATTTACTAGCCCTAACGCCGTTTTGACGTCGCTTAAATTAGAGCAGGCGCGCCTACGCAATTCGAGCAGTTTGCTGCCTACGGGCGTATTGCGCCAGGTTGCGGGCGAGCCGCTTTCGGCCGAAGAATTGCAAGGCTTGGGGCAATCTTTCGAGGCCGCGCGCCTTACAAATTCCGTAGCGGTTTTAAACGAATTTGTTACGTACACCGAAACAAATAGCGACGCAAGTAAACAAATGCTGGTTGCAGCTAGTGAATACCAGGCGCTTGAAATAGCACGTTTAGCAAATTGCCCGCCGTATCTGTTGGGCGTTGCGACTGGTTCGTACAGTTACCAAAACAGCACTCAGGCGCGCCAAGATTTGTATATGTTCGGCGCCAAATTGTTTATGGACTGCATAGCCGAAACGCTAAGTATGAATAACGTTTTGCCCCGCGGTACGTACTGCAAATTCGATATAGAAAGTTACCTATCCGAAAGTTACCTATCCGAATATGACACACCCGCAGAAGTTGACGAAGTAGGAGTAATGCCAAATGCTTAGATTAACCCAACAAGATTTAAAGATTGACGCAGCCGGACCTAACGGTATGCCACGCCGAACCCTTGCCGGTCTAGCGTTGCCCTACAACGTCGAGGCAACAGTAAACGACGGCACAAAAGTTATGTTTATGCCAGGCAGTTTAAACGAAAGCGAAAAAATGCCGAAAATGTATTTAAACCATGACAGCACTAAGGCTGTAGGAATTGTTACAAGTTTGGTGGATACGCCAGGCGGCATGATGTACGAAGCGCGCATATCCGAAACGGCTTTAGGCAACGAAGCGCTGGTATTGGCAGCCGACGGCGTACTAGACGCGGTAAGCGTTGGCGTTAACCCAACCCGTTTTAGTTACGACGAAAAAGGCACAATGATTATAGAAAGCGCCGATTTTCAAGAATTATCGCTAGTTCCCTACGGGGCTTTTGCTGGCGCGTCAGTCGACCGCGTAGCAGCGTCGCAGGGTATCCCACAAGAACCCGTAGAAGTAGATAATATTGAAACCGAAACACCTAACGAGGAGTTAGACACCATGACACAGCCAACAGAAACCCCAGCCGTTATCGAGGCCGCAAGCGTCGCGCCAGTCATTTACGCGCAACCGCGAAGCTTCAAAATGCCTAGCGCCGCCGAGTTTATTTCGGCAACTGTGCAAGGCGGCAACGTACTTGCAGAAATGAACGCAAAAATTCAAGCCGCAGCGCCAAACATCACTACCACTGATACGCCTGGTATCCTGCCCGAAATTATTACAGGCAGCGTGTATGACGGGCTTAACCCGATTAGGCCTTTTGTTACAGCTATTGGCGTACGTGCCATGCCAGGTTCAGGCGCAACATTTCGCCGCCCAAAAATTACGGTACGGCCAACAGTTACCGAACAGCCAACAGGCCAACTAAATCAACTTGACCCGTCGACTGTCACAATTACAAACAATGACGTTTCTAAACTCACTTTTGGCACGTTCGTTACAATGTCCGAACAAGACATGGACTGGACAGACCCAAATAGCGTAAATATCGTTTTGAACCAGTTGGCTATTGCCTACGGACAAGCAACGAATAATTACGCCGTAGATACTTGCCATGCAGCAATTACACAAACCAGCGCTGTTGCCGACACGACAGACCCCGAGGATTGGATTGCTGCAATTTACGAAGGTGCCCGCCAAATTTCATTGAACACCAATTACCTACCTACGCACATGGTCGTAACACCTGGTACGTGGGCGTCGTTGGGTTCATTGGTTGACAGCACAGGCCGCCCAGTATTCCCACAAATTGGCGCCATGAACGCGCCAGGCCAGTTGTCGGCAGCTAATTGGAACGGCAACCCGCTAGGCCTTGTTCTAGTAGTCGATAAAAATACGCCAGGTTCATTTATGGGCCACGCAGCCGGACCAGCTGCAGGGTTTGAATTTTACGAACAGCAAAAAGGCGCAATCGCTGTAGACGTACCAAGCACGTTGGGCAGAACTATTGCCTACCGTGGTTATGCAGCGGCGTTTATGGCAGACGCTACAAAATTCGTTAAATTCGTCTAACCGAAAGGCGGCCTAACCCGCCATGACGCAGGTATACCAAGTAGCGCATAAAACGCTATTAGACAACTACGCGGTATTAGAAACGCTTACACCTAATGAAGTGTTTGTAGGCGCGTCTATTGTCGTTGCAGGCGTTGACGCAACTTTTAACGGTACTTACACCGTTTACGCTGTACCCGAATATTTGTTTATTGGTATAGACGACGACGGCGACTTACTTTTTAACTATGAAATAGCCGTACCGTTTCAAATGCTGTACGCAAAAACAGCCGCCAACGTTACGCGCACTACAGCAACAGGAACCGTAACGCTAGGCACTATCCCTACAACGTGGATTACAGCCGGACAGGTCGAGGACTGGTTAGGCATTGGTACCGCGTCGGCGCTTGACACGACTTTTTTAACCCAATGCGCGGCAGCTTCGAACTCTTTTTGTTTTCAACGCCGTTTAGAAAGCGGCTACATAGACGCAAAAGGTACAAGCCCTAGCGACAGCGTTACCCTGGGCACTATCGCCTATGCAGGTTTTTTGTATCGACAACGCGGCGCGGTAACAGATTTTGCCAGTTTTGACGGCCTGCCTGCAGGTAACAGCGTTGGCCTGTCACCAATGATTAAACAGCTACTAGGTATTCCACGCCCGCAGGTTGCCTAATGCCCGTAGCGTTTACAGACCTGTTTAACGAAGCGCTAGACGACTTGGCAGCGTCGCTAAACACCATTACAGGGCTACAGGTAGTTACAGACCCCCGTAACCTTGTACCGCCTTGCGCGTTTATAGACGCCCCTACGTTTAGCGTGTATTCAAATAACGTTGTAGAAATGACGTTCCCAATACGCATTATTACGTTAGGGCCTGGCAACCTTGACGCGCAACGGTCACTACTTAACTTAGC